GGAGGTGGTGGGGGAGATCAAGGCGACGGTGAGTCGGGTGGTGGGTTCGACGAGCATGACTGGCATGGCGCAGAGGAGATGACTCAAGGTGAGCGCGAGACACTTGGCAACGAGATCGACCAAGCACTACGACAGGGCGCAATACTCGCAGGGAAAATGAGCGGCAACGTGCCACGTGAGATCACCGATGCACTGACACCGAAAGTAGATTGGCGTGAGGCATTGCGTGATTTCGTGACTTCACATTGCGCGGATCGTGACGAGAGTACGTGGCGACGGCCCTCCCGTAGGTGGATATCACAAGATGTTTACATGCCATCGAGTATCTCCGAGACATTGGGGCGCATCGTGGTGGGCATCGACATGTCTGGGTCTATCGGTAGTGCCGAGATCGGTCAGTTCCTTGGTGAGTTGCGGTCTATCTGTGAGACGGTCAAGCCCGACGGCGTGGACATATTGTATTGGGATACACAAGTGTGTCGGCATGAGCCATACGAGCGCGATCAACTCGACTCGCTACTGCAAAGCACTAAACCCGCAGGTGGTGGCGGTACAGATCCGCAGTGCATACCGGAGTACATCAAAGCTAAGAAGATCGAGGCCGAGTGTGCGGTAATACTTACCGACGGGATCGTGCATCGTTGGGGCGAGGGTTGGTCGATGCCTCTCTTGTGGGGCATAACTACTCCAAACATAACGGCAGATGTCGGCAAGTCGGTGACGGTGCAGTGATAACGATGGGCAACATAAAAGAAGCCCCGCTACGACGCATTTGGTATTTGGTGGAGACACCGAAAGATTGGCCTAGGAGTTACAACATCATGTCCGAGTATTCCATGAGGCATGATTTGTTGTCGTGTCAGAGAGTGATAAACAAAGAGCCACTAACAATGGCTGAAGCAAAAGCATTTAAGAAATTACTAACAGGAGTGCAATCATGATTCAGAACAGTGCTGTATTGACTGATCTACACATCAGTGTGTGGACGGGTCGTAAGATGGACAAGCGCGTGTCAGAACAAGTTGATGCGAACAACAACACCAAGACACGAGCAGGTAACTACCACAAGAAACTGCTTGCAGGAACCGAGGCGTTGGACGGACTGCACAAAGTTGTGAGCAACATTCGCCAGTGGCATTACGAGAACACGTTACCGTGGGCCGATAACGGACAACGGCTGCTGCCGATGGCTAACTTCTTTGAGTACAAGGCCATGATGGGGGAGTTCAGTCGTCAGTTTGACGCTGCTGCTGAGAACTTCTACGCACAGTACGACAACCTTGTGACGGCATCTGCATTCACGTTGGGTGACTTGTTTAACTCCGATGACTACCCGATCGTTGACCAGATTAGAACCAAGAACAAGTTTAAGGTTGTGTTCAGTCCTGTACCGGACGCTGGCGACTTCCGCGTGGATATTCCGAACGAGTACCGCGAGGAGTTACAGAAGATCTCCGACGAGCGTGTGACTCATGCCATGAAAGACGCATGGGATAGGTTGCACGAGTGCCTTACTCGCATATCTGAAAAGTTGTCGGGTGATGAGAAGCAAGTATTCAGAGATTCTTTGGTGAACAACGCCGTAGAACTGTGCGCTACCCTGACCAAGTTGAACGTGACAAATGATTCCAAGTTGGAGGATGCGCGGCAGAAGTTGGAACGTGCGTTGCTTGGTGTGGATGCCAAGGAGTTACGCAAGAGCGACGACATCCGCAAGGATGTGAAGTCACGTGTCGATGAAATCTTGGGAATGTTTTAGGAGGTGTGCGATGAAAGTTACATTTGTGGTTTACAACCATACAAACAATTCAATAAGTCTAGTGAAGGGTGAGGTCAAGGGTAACAAACCTAGTGATAAAGAGTGGGATAAGGCAGCGGGAGAAGCAAGGGATGTAATCGCAAATAAATACGATGAGGAACTTTCTGATTGGGTAGGCAAGCCGTACAAAGGTACGTATTCGATCTCATCTGTGCTGAAAGGTTGGGTGGACTTTGAAGATCGCGCTCCGGTTGATTTGGGGTAGGAGGTACACAATGGATAGACAAGTACCCCCACGTGGCAAGTTCAAGGGTATCGACCCGAAAAGAGTCGAGATCACGATGACTGGCAAAGAGTGGAACGAGCTAGCGGAACGAAATAACTTTAAGTGGAAGAAAATAGGCGACCCGCGAGAAGGCATCAAAGACCTATGCGGTGGCGGCTATGAAGTATGGATTGATTAAACAACAGGAGAACTACAATGCTTATTGGTGACGTATACGGGCCGAGTGCCCGACATTTGGTATTGCAAAATTTGCTTGATGGACTTGCTCCTGTGCATGTGAGTCGGTATCCGGTCGAGGTGATACATCTAAACTACGATTGTTTGACGTTCCGAGATACAAGATTCCGCGACCATGAACTCGCAAAGTTATTTGTGGACAGTGAAGCAAGGATTACGATTACTAGCGAACGCATAGAGAACAACAAGTTCAACAAGCACAACCCTGACTACCGCACCCGCACGACTAACGACATAGCAAAGATGCGTAAGTGGTTGCGGGAGTTAACGCAGCCGTTCAACCATGTCGAGGTGGCTAACATCACGCTTGGGAGTATGCGTAAAGCGTTTTCAGTATGGGCTGACTATTACCAATCTGTTTGGCGCGATGCGTACATGCACATCAATACCCTCGATGTTCTAAAAGATATTGTTAACTACCTTGGCGGGGCGCAGCCGTACTCAACGGGTAAGTTGGCGCAGTATGCGAATCAGGAATTTCGCTTGCAGGTGCTTGAGCATGAGCGGCGCCAGAAGTGCGTACCCCCAAAGATAAACATGTGTATCAATCCTGATAACGAAGTATGGGTCACATACATGAGAACGGGGCAAGTATCCGACTACGCAGTTGGCGATACACAAGTTTTACCATCCACCGATCAGGTTCCGGCGAGCTTGAAGGAAAAGTATTCCATGCTGAAGTTGGTGGATGATGGAACTTATATTGACAACATAGGCGTGAGGCTATCCTACAATAACTTCTGGATTCACGAATGATTGCTATTGACATAACGATACGGTAATATGTAAAGATGATAAGCAGCCAATGGCTATTGAGTGTCAGTCTTAAACCCAACGGCGAGGTTTATCCGCACTACACACTAATCGACCGACGCAAGCAGAAATCAACGAAGTTCAGCATTTATAAACACTGTTTACAAAAGTCTGTGGCAGAAAAACTTGCCATGCTCCGCATGATGCGGGGCGACTTCAAAGATCACTTCTTTGGTTCGTGGATTGGGGATAGGCACTTTGTCGTAGCGTTGGACAAAGACGAGTACGTGGACATACTGGAGCGCATCAGTGGCGACACCGGAAAACCGAGTAAAAGACCGAGTAAGAAAGATACTAGGTAAATATCCGCAAGCGTATCGGTTCATGCCAGCCACGCACGGTTACGGATCGTCTGGTGTGCCAGATATCGTGGCGTGTATCAGCGGTAAGTTTATAGGCGTTGAGTGCAAGGCGGTAGGCAACAAGCCAACTGCGCTTCAGATGAAGAACTTAAACAGTATTGTTGAGGCGGGTGGGTATGCGTTCGTCGTGGATGATTCGTCTATCGGAGTATTCATACTGACCTTGGAGAACGTAATGAACGGGGCGGTCAAACCTAATCTCTTTGATTACACGCATGAAGAAATCCCGAGCAAAGACAAGTGAGGGAAAGATCAAGCGCATTATGCGCTACGCCTCAAGTGTGCATGCCATAAGCACCAGAGAGATTGCCAAGCGTTACAGGATCACACCGAGACAGGCACTACGATATATAGACAAGTTATACAACGATGGTCGGTTATACATGAGGTACAAGGTCGGCCCCCGTTATTACTATTCAGTTGTTAGGAGGAAGCATGAAACTAGAAAGACTCAATGAAGCGTTGCGCGTAGCGCAAGATTTCGACATGGACGGCACGGACGTTGCCATTCTTTTTGCTATAGCAGAGAAGCGCAGGGATGATGGGGTGGCAACTATCATGCAATTCTCTTCTGGCACAAAGTTTGCTTCATTTGGGACCATCCATGCGCGGGTCAAACGCATGGTGAAAAACGGCATATTAAAGAAAGAAATAAACGAAACAAATCAGAGAGTCAAAGTATTGCAAGACGGCCCGGCTTTGGGTAGATTCTTAGATCGGTTGAATGAAGTGTGAGTTATTAACAAAGGAGTATAGAAATGACTAAGAGTGCAAAAATCCGCAGACTTGTTAAGAAAGGCAAAACCGTTAGCGAAATTGCGAAAGCGTTGAAGGTGAATTCCAACTACGTGCATACCATCAAGTGGTTAGACAAGAAGAATAAAAAGCCTAAGAAGAAGGCCCAATTCAAAAGCCCCCGTTCGCGTTTGATTAATGATTTGTTTCGGATGAAGAAAGCGGTGGACGCAATCGAGTCAAAGAAAGATGTAGTCAACAATCCCCCACACTACACGACTGGCGGTGTCGAGACGCTCGACTTTATCGAAGCGAAAGACTTGAACTATCGTTTGGGCAACGTAGTGAAGTACGTGAGCCGTGCCGGTAAGAAAGACTCCGATCCTGTACAGGACTTGGAGAAAGCGTTGTTCTATCTCAAGCGTGAGATCGACGCGAGGAAGAGCGCATGAACCCGATACAGATCGGTCGCAAGCGGCTGAGTGAGATCGTGTGGGGCATCATTGACGAGAAGGTTGGGGATTATCCGTATGAGCGGATTGA